GGCCACGAAACATCCCCATCAGGTCTGAGCCAGGCTTGAGCAGCACTATCCCTGTGCGCGGAGCAACTTCAGGTGTAAGCAGTGCTCTCACTCATCACCCCTTTTTGCTTTGTAAGCCGTCCAGAGCCCGCCAATCCACTTAACGCCTTTGGCAGTGAAGCGTGACTGGCTGAATGCGTAATTTGAGGCGTTGGCTGTGCCGGTCCGAACTTCAAACCTACCGGCTTCGATGTGCTGATGAAATGGCGTCAGTACATTGCTGAGGCGATACATGATGCGGTTTTCGATGAGAAACAAACGAAACTCTGGCTCTTTAGCCCCCAGCAGCTTAGCCACCTGCCGGAAAGTCATTGAACCATTGGCTGTAACATAGCGATCAACAAATTCTACCTTGGGTGCGGCTTCTGTGAGTTGAACCTGAAGACGCTCTTTCTCTTCTTCAAGGTCAGCAGCCATGCGAAGAGCTTCGGCGAATGACTGAGGGATTTTTACCGGCCTAGATACTGCACTTTCAAGTTCATGCCACCGATCAACCAAGCGTGCAGTAAACTCGGGTGAGAGCTGAGCAACAACGATGATACTGTCACGCTTCCCGCGCTCGCCTTCGAAGATATAAAATGCTGATGGACGGCCTGCAGTAGCCTTTTCCCCCATTGGGGGTAAAGATATTACTGAGCGCTCTGAGAGCCTCTCAATGGACTGCTTCACTTTGTCGTGACGACTACCAACAAGCTCAGCAATTTCATAGCTGGTTACAACTGGCATTGCCGCGAAAGGACGTGATGATGGCGCTAAGCCACCAGAAATCTGGTTATGCATTTTGAACACTCCACACACTGTTTTTGAACGGTCCCGCCCCATCACCTGCAAGTGAACGGGACCAACCTTTACCAACGGCATCTGCAACATGCCCCCGGTATTCGCACTATAACCGCTATTGGATTTGATTTCACAGAAACCTTTAACTTTGGTTTGAAATGCATGGACTTCCATAGGGTTATAGTTATAAAACAAATAAAGACAAAAAGATTATGTGTTGGTAGATTGTTCAATGTGTTAAGTATGTTGGCGAAGAATGATTTAGATACGATATCAGATGTGATATATACTTCATCACTTTCTCTACGCCTTAAATTTTTACTTTCATCAAAAATTATAACGATGGATACTTAATGTTCAATAAAGAAGTTATCGAAAAAATTACGTGGCTTTATTCTATTTTTGACATAAAACTACTAACTTTTATTGCTGCTGGCTTTACTATTTACTTCGGATACCAAAAAACAACAAAAAAGATTTGTGTTTCATATAGTCTTACCAGTGGGGCTTTGTACGACACACACCTTACAAACTTTGTCATATCAAACAAAAGAGACAATGTAATTATAGTTTCATCAATCTATATGAAAATTGGTGACAAAGGCAGCATCGAAATTATTAACTTTCCTGAACCTTTAGTTTTGAAAGGCTATGAAGCTAAACTCATTGATATACCTCAATATAGTTCAATCAAAGGCTCCAACGGACCTGTATCAATTGAATTTGATGACAGGCTATCTTTTTCTGTGGTAACTATAGCCGGTGATATAGTTGTTTGCGAAGTAGAAAGCCCTGTCACCTCAAAAAATTTAGATGGCCGCCTTTCAAAAAGAATTATTAAGTTTAATAATATAATTTTAACACGAAATATGGGTTTCATATTTACCTATAACATTAACGGCAATGTTAAAAATGTAATTTTCGACAAGCATGGATTTATTGAGGGATATACGCCTTTTTCATATAATATGTTCAAAGGTTTGTCAGCAGATTCCTTTGGTGAATTTTTAATATCCAATGGCTACCATGAGCTTTACGATGATTACTCCCTTTACAAAATCTTGGATAACCTCGATACGTCATTAGTATTAAGTAAAGCAAGCATGCATAAAAAACAGTAAAAAGTCGAGAGAGGCTATTTAAATTACAGGTATGGAATTTAATTAGCCCACGTCAACCCTCTGGCAACTTTTGGCCCCTATCAGGCAAACACCTTTCCGGGAGGCTTGAGGTGCGATCTCTATATTTTATTTTTTAATATCATCAATTTACGCCTGTCATTTTAACATGTGTTACAGCGCAGAAATAACCGCAGCTTACCAAATATGAAATCCTCGGTGTAATTGCGGCACTAATTATTTTCTGATCATCTCTCCAATCTAACAAATTTGACAGGTTACTAGACCAATCCTTGACAGGACTATCTTCAAAAGAAGCATCAAAAGGATGATGCGCGAAATGGTTTCTTATCTTGCGAATTAAGTCCAACCTTTTGGCAGATTTTTCATCTATATAACCAAAGGCTTGTGCAATATCAATTCTCTGAGAAAAAGTAGAAAGTGGACCATTTGAAGAGAATACTTTCCCCTCAACGGATTTATCTTTCATACAATAAATCAAATAGCTTCCCAATAAGTTTTCTACATAGCTGCCCGCAAGCACCGCAGCCCCTCTATCGGACTCCTGATGAAAGACATCTATCATGTTATTGTAGTTACTCAAAATTAATCCTTTAGGCTTCACTTCCCTCTCCTTTTAAAATCATACAACCCTAAAATAGAATTGAATTAACTTATTTTACGATGGAAGTCAACAAAAAAAACACAAAGAACACTAAAGATCTTAAATTTAATCCAAATAAAAGAAAAAAATCAAGTCTACGTTATGATTAATGCAAGCTTGGTCTAAAAGTTAAGTTTTTAACCCCAGCCATATTTTATCAATTCTATAAATTGATGAAAGTCATTATTGATGCAACGACTTAAAACCTTGTGCACTTTGAAAAATGGATTTGTTGACTTGTAAAATTCCACTAGAAGTTTATAACTTCACATGTTTGAAGTGAATCGCGACAATTTGAGTTAGAAAAATTCCAAACCTATTACTAATGATAATAAGTTAAGGGTAGCGCTTGTGCTACTACTAGAATCACTGAGTTTGCTTTGGAATGAAAAAAGCGCCCGTAGGCGCTAATTTTCATACTCGTATTCGTAGCCCGCTAGTAACCGTTAATGCTTGGTGGAAATGGCAGAGTTAATTTCATGCAGCAGTTCCCTCTTCGCCTAAAAGCTCTTTGACTGCTCCACGCAGCAGGCGAACGTTGTCCCAGCAGTTCGGGTCTGTCTTCTCAACCAGCTTAATGAACTCTCCTACGGAACAGGGTTTAACAAGGCGGGTTTCAACCAGTACCGAATGGAAACGGCGAAATCGGAAGCCGTCTTCATCAGGGCCTTCAAACTTTTCAGCCACCCACAGTTTTAATTCCAGATCGTCCCGATGCTCCTGAATGAGTCGCTTTGCCTTCTGGATGGTTTCAGGCGGCACAACCAACATCTCGGGGCTTTCGACTGAATCTGAGGCCCATACGTGGGCGTATTTCGACTCGCTGAAGGTGTATTCATGTTTCATGCCGAATGCGGCCACAACACAGGCCATCGTCTCAACTCCGCTTTGCTCAAGAATATCAACACGCTTTAGAGGTAATTGTTCGCCGCCCTGCTGCTCCTGAACCAGCTCCGGTTTAGAAGTGTTTTGGGCGCCGGGAATGCCTTGACGGTATTCAGTTATGATGGACATAACTTCTTCAACGCGGTTCGGATCGATAAACAGAACCGTGTGCCCTTGTTCCGTTTCTCCGTTTTGCGCATCGCAAAGCAGCTCCACCAGCCGACGGGCCTTAGCTGCGCTGAACTGAGGCATTGCAGCAGCTTTGGTCAGTTTCTTTTTGCCTGCGGCTTTGGCCTTCTCCATCTGCTGCTGAGCGACACTGGAGGCCTTTGCACCATGCTCACGCTGTAAAGCAATCGCTGTCGTGGCGGCTACCTCGCCGGACTTGACCATATCAATCAGGCCATCGCCAACGGTCAGAAGCTGGAGGTGCTGTTCAACGTCAGTGACCGAGCGCTTAACCTTCTTCGCTATCTCTGCCGGTTCCCAGCCCTGATTAACCAGACGCTGATAGGCGGCAGCACGCTCCAGTGGGAGTAACGCCCTGCCCTGGCTGCTTGTCACCATGAAGGCGATGCGATCTGCTTCACTGCCAACGAAGTCTTTGCACTCAAGGCGCAGTTCATGGCCCGCTTCCTGCGCCAGCTTCGCGCCGAAATAACGGTGATGCCCGTCGATAACCTTGATGCCCTGCTCAGTGACCTGAACGGCCAGCGGCGGGACATGCTCACCCGCGATAAACGCATCACGGAATTCTTCAACGTGAGTCTGGTCAATCTCGCGGACATTGTAGCCAGGCTCGACGTAAAGCTCATCCACGCTCAGCAGATAGGTTTTGCGCGTAGTGATGTTGGTTCCAGTTTCGTCTTTGCCTTTATAAACCTGAGATAAGTTAGTCATACTGTATGTAACTCCATAACCAGAGTGATAATCAGTAACAGGAGGATCACCAGCACTTCCGGCAATGACCTGTAGAAATATTCGTTTTCTTCGAAGTGGCGCTTAAAGGCTGATTTCATCGGTTCAGTTCCCTCAGCCCTGCATCGCTCACCCTGCCGCTGGCTATGCCGCCGTAATGTCCACAACGCATCTTTGCCCTGGACATGCACTTGTCACGGCTTACCTTGGCGTTCTGCCGATTGTCATCGAACTTTGCCAGGACCATTGCCCGTAACCAGTTGTGGCTTGCTCTCTGCCAGAGGCCTTTAGCCTGCAACTCTGTGGCTGTCTTGACTGCCTCAAGGTAACCAGCGTTCTCTGGAGGGCGCTCATAGGGCGTTATCGAATACGTGTAGTCCTTGTTGCGGCTCAATAGGTGCTGCTCATACAGGCCGGTTACTGAATACCTGACAGCGGCGTTGGATAATCCGGTCTTTGCGCAAATCTTCGTGATGGTCATTGACCCATGCTCACGCAGGCAGTCGAGAATGATTTCAACGTTGTCCATGAATCCCCCCTTAAGCGCCACGGAAGCCATCAGGGATGGTGTAATCGGTTGAAGGGATATCCGTGACCTGACGAATCCATTTGCCGTTCTCGCACTTCGGACGGCCTGCCTGATTCCATTTCTGAGCGGAACCCAGATACGCGGGGAACTTGCCGGGGCGAAAAATAGTCTCCGGGCGAACGTACTCACTCATTCTGCTGTCCTGCATCCACTTCGCGATGGTGTAATCCACAGTCAGGATCAGCTCATCAGCGGTGAAGTCTTCAGCCAAGCGACCACGAATAGGACCGAGTGACGATTTTGATTTCTGAAAACGGAGGCCAGAGGCGCGGTTAAGATGCTCAAGAACCCGAAAAGCATCTTCAGAAGAATCACTGTCGGGTTTCGCAGAAACCGGACAAGAGTCTTTACCTGTAATCTCTGTAGTATTCTCTGTTGTATTCTCTGTAAGACGAGGGCAATTTGCCCTGATGGATGAGGGCATGTTGCCCTGATCGATGAGTGCAGACTGCCCCACTCGATCAGTGCAATTTGCATTCTTCGATGAGTGCAAATTGCCCTCATCGGTCAATAAAGGGTTGGCGTGGTTAATTGAGTAATAATTAGTCCGATCATGCTGAGTTTTTTTCAGTTGCTCGACGAAAATCAGGTCACGCTTTTTAAGCGACGTAAGAGCACGCTTAACAGTGTCAGATGACCAGAATGGAAACTGATTTGTCCATTCGTCGATAGTGTTATAAACCCAGCGTTTCCCGTCATATTCGACGCCGGATGTGGTGTCTTCCAGCCAGTAACAAATCTGTTGAAGCACAATGGCTTCATTGAGGCCAATGCGGCTGGCAAGCTCAGGGCTAACCACAAGCGGCTTGACCTTAAGCAGTAAACTCATGGTGATACCTTCCTGAACTTCTGACTGAACAACACACGCGGCAGCATGCAATCGTGGGGATAATTAGGGCGACGGAAAATCACACGGTGATTAACCGTATCAACGCCGACAGTAGTAACCGGAACTCCACGCGGATCGGTGTAGCGCTCAACCCAGGGCTTAATGATTTCAGTTTCCATGATTCACCCCGGCATCTGCGGGACGACGATAAAACTCTGCCCAGGCTGATTCGACTACCAAACGCGGGACGCTCTGGTAGTTGTTGGACTTATCCGCTGAGGATATGATTTGTTCATAGACAGGGACGCCAGCCTGATATCGGCAGCGGAATTGCCCTGACAACGGTTTCTGATTTACAATGCTCATGCGATGAGTCTCCACACACGTTGATTTACTCGCACCGAACGCCCTAGGCTGCAACCCGGGGCGTTCACCTTTTCTGGCCCCTGATAAATCTCTTATCATTTCAAATGTCCTGCGCTTCGAACTGCATTCCGGCCACATCAGCCTTTCTCCCGGTTGATATGAACATGTCCACGGCGTGATCCGCTGTGCTTGCACTGAAGAGCGCAATGAGGCCAAAAAATCCGTGAACCTGATGATTGAGTTTTTTGCGGAATAACGCTGACAGCGTTTTGCGTTCGTGATGATCAATAACGCCGTCTGCCATAGCTGCAAGCTGTGCTGTTGCCAGTTCACCTTCTGCGGCTTTGGCCTTCATCTGCGTATCGAACAAATCAACCTTGTCCATTTCGCCAGCGGCCTTGATGTCCACCAGCAGCATTCCATGACGAACGGCCATGAATTCAGCTACGCAATGTGTGCCGGACAGAACTTCCATTTGCATCAGCTCATCCAGGGTAAAAAAACGACTGCCACACTTGCGATACAGATGGTTATGGAACTGATCGATGCTCATGCCTAAATCAGCAGCCATACCTAAGCGACCGTGCTTATGTGCTTTACACATCTGGCGTACAGCCTGGTTAATCGTGTCTACCATTTTGGTTTTCCTTCGGTAGTTATGTTTACTGTGGTTTGGTTCTATGCTGAATTTCGTCCGGGCAAACCGTCTTTCGCGTTAGGGTAAATATCTGGCCGAAGCTGATGGGGAGTAACAGCCCACCCTCCCCATTCACATAACGGGATTACTCGCTCTGGCGGCACGCGGTTTTTAGAGACCCAGTTAGCAACTGACTGAACAGAGCTGAAACCAAATCGTCTGGAAACTTCAGACATTGACCCAACTGCTTTAACAGCTTCCTCGCTGATATTTTTGAAGCTTTGATGCATGACTCATTCCTCAATGATGGGTTGAACTTTATACTACTTAAAGTAGCAATATCATGCAACTTAAAATAGAAATGACAACTATGCTTTGTGCGCTTAATCTTCCACTTATGGTGGAAGAAGCTAAATACAAAGACTTTGCCGTCAGGCTTAACAAGTCGCTCCAGGCGATGTCTCTTGGAGTCAAAGAACTATCAGAATTTAGTGGCGTCTCTTATGAGATGGCGCGCCGTTACACTCTGGGCACAGCTAAGCCGAGGGATGAAAAAATGCTGAAGATTGCCGAGAAGTTGTCAGTCTCGCCTGCCTATCTCGATTACGGAGTGATTGATGGCTTTGATAAGCCTGAGAAAGGTACGGTAAGGATTAAGCAGTTCGATGTTCATGCGTCTGCCGGGCATGGATATATTAATCCCCCTTTCCCGACAGTTATAAGTTCAATAGAAATACCCGATGAACGTGTCTATGAGTTGTTTGGCCGAAAAACATTAGATGGTATTGAGCTTATAAACGTTGATGGCGATAGCATGATGCCAACTCTCAGTCCCAGAGACCTATTATTCATTGATAGGAGCGTCGATCACTTCAATGGTGATGGGGTCTACGTATTTAATTTCGAAGATTCGACATTTGTTAAGCGACTTCAGAAGGTTAAAGGTAGGAGGCTGGCAGTTCTGTCAGACAATGAAAACTATCCACCTTTCTTCATCGAAGAAAACGAAATGTCTGAGCTTTTTATTTTCGGCAAACTTATCAGGTGCTTGCCCCTAAAGATGCTCGATTTCGGCTAAGACAATCAACTGAATAACCGGCGAAAGCCGGTTTTTTTTCGTCCAAAATTCATGCACATATCAAGGAATCTCTCTAAATCCCATCATTTTCTACTTTTTGTTGTTGATTTACTCTACTTAAAGTAGCTATATTCTACATATCGGCTCAGCATAGTTAGCTGAAAAGATGACGTGGTGTAGTTGTTATGAATGTTAGGACAGAGAGAGTGTTGTACTTGGCGGTTACTCCGGGGCTTTCATCCCATAAGGAGAGCGAAGGTAATGTTCACCCGGTTTAACCGCACTTTTTTGCACAACGATGAGAGCATTTGGCGGGCGCTTCAGGCCGCGTCAAAGAGGCGCTGAGTGTTCTCTTCGTTGTGACATGTCACAACAACCT